GGCAGATCGCCTTGACGCGGTCGGCCTTGCGCCGCACGCCGTCGGTCACCGGCATCACGCGCGGATCACCGTCCTGCCACGTCGCGCCGTCGGTCCACGGCACCGAGTGCCGACGCCCATCGATGATCAGATCCACGTCATGCTCTCCCTGCGCCGCGCGGCGCGCTCTTGCTCTTGGGCGACCCACTGCGCGATCTGCTCGAGCTGCGCCCGCAGCCGCTCGACCTCCGCGCGGAGTTCTGCGACCTCGACCTCGAGGAGAGCCTCTCGCTGCGTCACTCCACGACCCCCGCGTCGACGACGCGCACGGGCGTCTCGCAGACGCCGCCGTCGAGGTGATGCGCGTGCACCTCCTGGGCGGTCGTAATGGCGACCTCGAGGGCCTTCAGCGCGAGCTGCAGAGCGGTCGAGCCGCAGCCCGCCAGCGAGAGAGACAGAGCGACGAGAGTCAGCGCGCGAGCCATGATCCACTCCTGAGGTTTTCGAGCAGCAAGGGGAGCACCATCGCGCCGCGCGCGCCGCCGCCGCCGCGCAGTGCTTCGAAGAGGTTGTGCGGCCTGACGCCAGCGACCAGCAGGATCGCTGCCGCGGTCTGCAGGTCGAGGGCCTTCGCGCGCGCCAGCAGCACGACGGAGACAAGCGCGACGAGGTAGATCACGCGGTCGAGCACGACGCGGATTCGATCGCGCCACGGGTCGTGCGCCGTCGACGGCGGCTCGACCGTCGGCAGAGCGGGCAGAGAGAGCGGGGAGGGCGGCGGCATCGTGGGTCTCCGGTGCGGCGTCGACACGAGTCGCTCGACGCGCGCGAGCAGATCCTCGGGCTCGAACGGCTTGGTGATCATGTCCCATCCGTGGGCGAGAGCGGCGTTGCGGGCGTCCGCTTCGGGCGCGCCCGACACCAGCAGCGCGGGGAGCTTCGCAGCGCGCAGGCGCTCGCGCAGAGCCGCCGACGGCGCGTCGAGGACGAGGTCAAGCACCACGGCCTCAGGGAGAGACTCGTCGAGCGCGGAGAGCGCCGCAGCGACGGTCGATGCCTCGCGGACGTCGTGCCCCGCCTCGCGCAGCAGCGACGCGACCATCGTCAGCAGCGCGGGCTGGTCTTCGATCACGAGCAACCTCACAGCGACCTCGCCGCCTGCACGTCGAGCACGTCGACCGTGAGCCCAGAACTCACCGAGGTGTCGAGAGTGCCGACGAGCACCTGACAGTGCGTGCCCCAAGTCACCGCCGCCGCGGCGTCGCTCGACCGCGACTGCGCCACCGTCCACGAGGTCGGCAGAGCGCCCGCGCTCCCGACGCCCCAGAGCGTGCGGTAGCCAGCGTCGCCGCCACGGATGCGCAGCCACAACTGCCCGCCGGTGCGCTGCCCCGAGGTCGGCCCCGTGGTCGTGCTGATGTCCGTCGCAGACGAGGACGCGACGCGGTAGCTGATCGCGCTCCCGTTGGTGTCGATCTCGAGGGTGACGTTGTCTGACGCGGACACCCCCGCGACGAGACGCACACGCGTCGACGCGCTGCCGTCGCCGGTGAGCACCTGCACGCGCACCGCCACGTCCCATGCGGACGGCCCCGGTAGGAGGTCGGTGCGCGTCACCGACTGCGCCCCTGCGGCGCTCGCAGGCACCGCGAACGACAGCCGCGAGGGGCTGGATCCCTGCGCCACGGACGCGCCGCCGGTGGCGGTGCCCGCGGTCCACGCGGAGAGCGTGGTCTGCCCCGTGAGCGTGAGCGCGAGCGAGGCGTTGAGGTCGCTCGTCGCGATGTCGCTCGACAGCGGGAGCCCCGCGATCGTGCGCGAGCTCGGCACGCCGCCACCGCCGAAGATCGGCGCGCCGCTGACGATCTGAGTGCCGCAGGTGATCACGTCGGCGCTCCCGCGAGCCACGTCCAGCAGCCCGCCTGCGGCGTCGCGCTGAACGGCACGCGCGGCACGATCTCGACGGCGGTCGGAAGGAAAACCGCGAGCGACGCGGTTCCGTCGTCGGGGATCGAGTCGTCCTCCGCGTGAGTCGCGGTGACGATCGCCGCGCGCGGCACGGTGGAGTCGGGAGGGAGAAATCGGACGATGGTGCCGAGCGTCATGGTGCGACTCCGAGGATGCGGTATTGCAGGTCAGTCCACTGCACCGTGTACGTCCCGCTCCCGGTGGCGGTTCGCCCGCTGCGCACGCTCACGCGCGAGAGAAATCCACCCGCGAGGACGGCGACATTTGTCGCGACGCTCGCGGTGGTGTTCCAGCTCGTCGGCGGCGTCGAGGTGCCCGACGATCCCCACGCCGAGCTGGCGTACGATGGCGTCACGATCAGCCTGATCCACACGCCACTGGTTAGCGAAAAAGTGCCCGCCGTCGCGACGAGCACGTACCCCGAACCGGTGTTCTGGTAGAGCGACAAGAAGCCGTTCTCATGCACTTGCGCGACGAAACCCCGCGTGTCGCTCGCGTCGCTCAGTGCGAGCGACGTGTACCACGGGGTCAAAATGGAGGTCGTGACCGTAAATCGGCCCATCACCTCGATCATCGGGCACTCGGCCGTGGTGATCGACGCGCGAAAGCCGTTGAGGAAGCTGTTGTTTGCGGTGTTGAAGGTCAGCGCGCCAGCGGCGGGGCGCGTCACCGACGCGGTGCCACCCGTCACGTCCGTCCAGCCCGTGGTGGGCAGCAGGATGCGATTGCCGTTGACGGTGCCGAGCGCGGTGTTGAGGTCGCCCGCGCTGCGATTCGCGGAGAGGTCCAGGCCCGCGATTGTGCGCGTCGTCGGCACCGCGTTGACGATCCGCGAGTCGTTGCCCGCCGCGACAGTGCCCGCCGTGGTGCCGACGCTGATCGCCAGCGTCAGGTCGCCGCTCAACGCGCCGCCGCCCGTGAGGGGCGACGAGGTGCTCACGCTGCGCGTCGTCGGCACCGCGCCGATGCGCGCGAGCGCCGACGCGGCGTTGAGGGCCTCGCCGACGCCGCTCGCGTTGAGGCCGACGATCGTGCTCGGCTTCGTCGCGTCGAGCAGCACGTCGGCGGGCGCGTCGGGCAACGTGCCACCACCGCCGCCGCCGTAGATCGGCGCGCCGCTCACGATCTGCGTCCCGCAGGTGATCACAGCCCGAGAGCCTCCACGCTCACCGTGGTCCCGACCGTCGAGGTCGCCGTCAGTCGCACCGTGCGCGCGGGCTCCGAGCTGCCCACGATCGCCGCGAGCGAGGTGCCGCCCGCGAGCGGGATGCCCGTCGTAATCGAGGCCGCCGCCTCGAACAGCGTGCCGAGCGGCGACACCGCGACCGTGAGCGCCGTCACGGCGTTGCCGCCGGTGTTGCGCAGCACGATCGTCCAGTTCGTCGACCCGTTGAGGTTCAGGTCGATGTCCGTCGCGACTCCTGCCGCGAGCGTGGCAGTCGCCGTGATCGGCTGCAGGAGCGGCGAGGGCATCAGACCTCGACCTCGACGGCGATCGCGGCGTCCACCGTCGTCGCAGTCCAGCCCGAGCCAACGCGATGCTGCACCGTGATCACGTCGCCGGTCTCGAAGGTGTAGAGCCCACGCGCGAACGTCGCGGTCGCCTTGCTCTGCCCGATCGCAATCGTCGCGATCGCAGCGGCGTCGTAGATCACGCCGTTCTTGTAGATTCCGAAGATCGCGACGGAGCCAGCGGCGTTGCCCGAGAGCCCCACCGAGAGACTCACGACGCCGCCGTCGCGAGCCGCGACGAAAGACGCAGTGCTCAAACCCGAGACGCCGCACCAGTGGTCGTTGACGGGCGTCGAACTCGCGGGCGTCGCGTTGTCGCCCGCCGCGATGTTGCTGTGCCCGAAGGGCAGGAACGCGCGCACGCCGAAGGCGATGCCGCCGTCGAAGGTCTGCTCCTGGGTGAAGGTGTTGACGTCGGAAACGGACGCTGCGGTGACGAATGAAGCGGGGCTGCCCATGGTGATCTACCTCTTGTTGGTTTTGGTGCCTGCGACGCGCAGAGCTGGAGTGCGCAGCGTGCCGCCCGTGTCGTTGTAGAACTTGAGCTTGTAGCTGTCGAAGCTGTCGACGTACAGCCACTTGCCGCCGCCGAGATCGCCAGCCCACGAAGCCCCCGCGGCGCGCACTGGCGGGTTGCCGTCGGTGACCTGCGCCGACGCGCCGTCCAGCGCGCCGAGGCCGAGGTACGCGACGCCGCTGGTCACCGTCTGGTCCCACTGGTAGTCGTTCGCGCCGCCAACCTCTTGGTTCGCGCCGCTGTGGATGTTCAGCGTCCACGCGACGACAAAGTCCTTCCAGTTCCGCTCATCGACCACCATCACCTTCGCGTTCGCGAGGTCGACGGCGCTCTCGAACCACACGACGCGCTCGCCCGCCGAGAGCCCCGTGAGGTTCCCGACGGCGCTCGGCTCCCCGCCCACGGCGCGATCCTGAATCGAGTTCATCTGCGAGCTCGTGATCACTGCGTTGACGGAGTAGGTGTTGACGCGATCCATGGTCAGACTCCCAGAGCGGTGGTGTCGCAGTAGCTGTCGAGGTAGCCGTCGCAGTAAAACCCGATGGCGTTGCAGATGCTGTAATTCGTGTGCGCTGGCTTCATCCGGTCGACGATCGCACGCACCTGCGCCGCCTTCTCGGGCACCTGCACGAAGCCCAGCGAGACGACCACCGCGAAGAGGAAGACGTACACGCCGTTCGGCGGTCCCTCGTTGATCGAGACCGCCGACTGCGTGAGCGCCTCCAGCGCGCGCTCGATCCCCTGCGGCGAGCCCGCGAAAGACGCGCGGACGTAGGCCACCAGCCGCGCGCGCCGCTCGGCGGTCGACAGGCCCGCGACGACCGGGAGCCCGTAGACCGTCTCCCACTCGTCGAGCATCTCCGTCACGGTGTCGGCGTACGCCTCGTCCAAGCACGCCAGAAGCACCCTGCGGGCGTCGTCGAGGCTCGCCCCGAGGGAGAGGGCGTCAGCGGCGTTCAGCGAGCCCTGCGGGGCCTGCCAGCCCGAGCCGACGGCACGCAGCATCTGGCGCGCGATCGCGAGCGTCGATGCGCGGCCCGTCGTGCTCGAGGTCGGCAGCGACTGGATCACGGCACGACCTCGAAGGTCGACAGCGTGAGGATCGTCTTCCAGGTGCTCGGCGTCACGTCAGCCCCAGGCGTCGTCAGCAGCGCCGAGAGCACGCCGTCAACGCGGGTCATCGCACCCTGCAGCGCCGTGCGGTAGAGCGTCGAGCGCGCGCCGACCGCGTCCTCCGTCGGCCACCGCGAGGCGGGCGACGAGTCGCTCGGCCCGAGGGCGTCGAAGAACGCGAAGACCGCCGTGCGCAGCGCCTCCCAAGAGGTCGTGTACCCGCGCAGCGTCGACCCGCCCGTGGGGGCCGCGAGAAGCGCCGTCCCGAGCGGGAAGGTCGTGCGCCCCGTGCCGCCGTTGTACGTCCCCGTGCCAAGCGTCGCGACCTGATACCCGCCGCGAATCACGCCGGTCCCGACGAGCACGAGCGCCTTCTTCCCCGACAGGTTCGTGCCCGTCACAGAGTAGTCGCCGGTCACCACCAGCGACGTGGTCGTCGAGCTGCTGTGGACGGTCGGCGCGACGACGAAGCTGAACGCCGCCGCGCTCGTCAGCGTGAGCTTCGCGACGATCGCTTGCGCTTGCGTGTTCGCCGTCTGCACGACCCACGTGTTCGGACCCATCGTCACCGGGCGCAGCTGCTCGCCCGTGGCCGTGAGCGTGCCCTGCGCCGTGCGCAGCCCGTCGATGTACTCCGACACGTTCGGCAGCGGTCCACCAGCGACGCGGGTGTTGAGGTCGTCGGCGGGCACGATGCGCGTGTTGACCGTGCTGTCGCCCTGCGCGGGGCCGAGCGCGACCACGGTCACGCACCCGAGCACGCCCGCCGTGCCGTTGCCTGGCGTGACGGTCGGCGGCTCGAGGAGCGGGTAGACGTACGCGTCGACCACGGGCGTCGCGAGGTAGCCCTTCGCCCACGCGCGCCAATCGGCGCGGTTGCCGCTCGCAGGGCGCTCGGAGAGGTACGCGAGCAGGATCGCCCGGTACGCGTCGTCGTCGGCCGCGTCGGTGCCCGCTGCCGCAGAGAGCACCGTGCCGGTCGGCGAGAGGCCAGCCGGCGCGGTCTGAAACGTCAGCACGTCGCCCGCGTCGCGCGTCGAAGCCGAGCCCAGCGCGAGCGCGGTGACGATCACCGTCGCGAGGCTCGACCCGTCCGTCGTGATCGAGCCCGCGGGCACGGAGTACAACGAGCCGTCGCTGTACGCCATCTGCGTCCCCGAGGGGATCGCGTACGTCGTCAGCGGTGCCGCGCCGGTCACCTGCACCGAGGCCGTCGCGTAGGTGCCCGCAGGGCGCGGCACGCCGTAGACTGACCCGAAGCGGTTGAGCCCCGTCGTCGACGCCTGATCCGGCAGAATGTCGCGCGCCGTCTGCTCGGCCTGCGCGTCCACCGCCTCTTCGATCACGGCAATCTGCGACGCGAGCAGGTACGCGTCGGAGCCCGCCGCGGTCAGCAACGTCTCGCCGCGCAGCGCGTACTCCGCCGACCAGTAGGCGAGCAGCTGGTCTCGGATGTCGGCGCGGGTGCGGGCAACGAAGGCCATTAGACGGCTCCTGTGATGCGCGTGCGACCCGCAGAGCGCGTGTCGCGGTACTGAATCTCGTACAGCAAACGGTCGCCGCTGTCACCGCGCACCGTCACCGCAAGGTCAGCGATGACGCCAGCCCGCACGAGCCGGTCGAGCCCCGCGAGGATGGCGGCGCGCGCCGAGGCCGGGGCTCCCGTCGCGACCTTGCGCAGCGACTCCCAATCGACCCCGAGGCCGAGGTCGAGGGCGCACGCGCCGAGCTGGGTGCGCAGGGTCATCGCGACGATCTCGGCCGCGGGCGCGGGCGCGAGCTCCCAGGTGTTCCCCGACATCAGCACCTCGCCCGTCGCAGGATTGCGCCGCCGGGTGCGCGCGTACACGCTGCCGCTCACGAGACCCCCACGGTGAAGACGTACGGAGAGGGCGGGATGCTCGCCCCGAACGCCCCCGCTGGCACGGTGATCGACACGACGGCGTTCGCCGTGATCTCGTCCACGACCGAGGTCGCGACGCTGTGGGCGATCGCCTTCAGCGCGTCGACCTGCGCCGCCGCGAGAGGCGAGGAGAAGCCGCTGCTCGGAGCCGCCACCAGCGCGTCGTAGATGCGCTTCGACAGCCCCGTGGTGCACGCGCTGTTGCCGGGGTCCAGTGCCATGGGTCAAGCCTTCGTGCGGGCAGCGCCGCCCGCGTTGGAGATGACGCCCGAGAGCGTCGCCGTCGGCCCGACGACGGGCGCTCCAGGCACGCCGTCGGCGTCCTGAAGGGTCGTCGTGAACGTCACCGGGTACGGCCCCGCGACCGCCGTGAGCGTGCCGATTCTCACCGGGTCGGTCACGCGCGCCACCTTCAACGTGCCCCCGTTGATGACGACTTCGTGCGTCGACCCCGCGGTGATCTCGATGTCGCCGTTGGCCCGCAGGCGGATCACCGTCTGCGCGTTGCTCGCTCCGCAGCCGTACACCCGCGTCTCGCCGCCCTCGACGCTCTGCGCGGGCGCGCCCTTGTCGATCAAACCGAGCGCCACCTGACGGTCGCCGAGGCGCACGAACGGGGCTTCCGTCGTCGCCGTGATCGACGGCGAGGCCATGACGCCCGCGGGCTGGAGAACCTCGACGGCGTCGCCGCGCTCCGCGCCGTCGTCGTCGCCCTCCGACCCGACGGCCGCGAGCTGGATCGTCGTCGCGCGAGTCGAGCTCGCCGCGGTCACCGAGATGACCCGCCCGAACTCAATCGTGATCTGGTCGTCGTCGGTCACGTGGACTCCGGTTCGATCAGCAGCGCCCCGAGCGGCACCATGCGCAGGCGCGAGAGCGTACCACCCGCGCGCGACCGCCGAAACTCGACCGCCGTGATCAGCATATCCTCGTCGAGCGGGCGACCCTGCGCGTCCAGGCACACGTCGTCGCGCACCCGCGCCACGGTGTTGAGGGCGTAGAGCAGCCGCTGCTCGTCCAGCGTCTGACCGTGGCCGCGCACGACGCACTCGTAGGTGCGGAAGCCGCGCATCGCCTCGAGGATCGCGCGCGACGCCTCCTGTCCCGCGCGCGCCCTCGTCCGCGCCCGCTGGGAGCGGACGTAGCGGGGCTGCGACGGGAACGGGTCGAGCGCCAAGCCGCGCGTCACCACCGGGTCGCCGAGCCCGACGTTGATCGTCGTCACCGCCGAGCGCGCGGAGAGCTGCGCGCCGCGGTCGCTGCCGGTGAAAACGCTGATCGTGGTCGGCACGCCCTTCGATGACAGCGTCTCGCCGCCCGAGAGGATGTTCCCCTCGTAGGCACCGTCGCCGTCGGGCACCTCGCGGCGCGTGAAGAGGTACTGCGGCGAGCCCGTGCTGCGCGGCACGTCGACCACCAGCGCGAGCCCCGAGTCGGCAGACGGCGCGACCCAGCAGAGGTAGCCGAGGCGCGAGACGATGGAGTCCGCAAACGCCCACACCTTCTGGCCAGGGACCGGGTGCGCGCGGTCGACGACGACGGTGCGCGGTGCCGTCCGGCTGGCCGCCCGAGGGCCGCGCGCGCGACCGCTGGTGACCCTGATGTCGGCCGCGGAGTCGACCACCCGCACGGGGATCCCGAGCGGGCCGAACACCTGCGGGAGCGCCTCGCCGAGCGTGAGGTTGCGCACCGTGAAGGTCGGGTCGGCGTCGAAGTCCATCGCGGGACCGGCGAGGTCGCGACCCGACAGGATCACCGTCGCGCCGTTGCGCCGGTCGGCCTCGGTGCGGATCGACTCGACGCGCCCGGTGAGCTGGCAGGCGTTGTCGATCGACAGCGCCACGTCGTCGCCCAGGCGCACCGTGCGCTTGATCACGTCCCACGTCGTTCGGCGCGCCGCGCTGCGGAAAAACGCGAACGTCCAAGCGTTCCCCGGCGAGAGCATATCCAGCGAGATCACGTACTCGTCCCACACGTCGATCTCGGTGCCGCTAGTGCACAGCACGAGGTCGACAACGTGGTCGAACGCGGTCGGGTCGAGGCTCACGTCGGCAGCACCGTGACCAGCGTGCCCGCGGGCACCAGGAGCGGGTCGGTGAAGCTGTTGGCGGCGTAGAGCAGGGCGACGCGCGAGATGTCTCCGTAGACCGTCTGCGCGATCTCGGCGACGCTCATCTCCGCGGGGAGCCGGTAGTACCGCACCGCGGAGACGTTCGGGGCGAAGCGCGCGTAGTAGCTCTGCAGCGACACCCGCACCGCGAGCAGCGCCACGACCGCTTCGTGAGCCGCCGTTCCCGCAAGCGAGGGCAGCGCAAGGTTGCGGTCGACCGCGGCGTTCATCGTGCGAAACGCCGCGGTGATCTCGCTGCTCGTGAGCACCGTCGCGCTCTCCAGCGCGGTCATCTGCTCGTCGATCGTCGCGCTCGTCGGCGCGTAGCCGGCGAAGGGAGCGCCGAGCGCGTCGGCCTGCGCCGTCTGCGTCTGCACCGTCGTCGTCGGGTCCGTCGTGACCGCGCCGTCGAGCCCGACCAGCGACGCGAGCGACCCGTTGTGCTCCTCGAAGGTCACCTTGAGGCGCTGCCCGTTGCGCAGGCCGGGGTCGTCGCTCGCCGACCACGACTGCACCGCGATCTCGAGCGTGCCCCACGTCGGGTGGACGAGCGTGCCGATCGGGTGCGACTCAAACTCTGCGATGAGGTCGCCGCGCAGGTCGGGCCAGAGGCGCCCGTAGCGCGCGACGAGAGGCCCGCTGTTGATCAGCGGGATCGTCAGCGAGCCGCGGTAGGCCTTGATGCCCGCGGGCTCCATGTCGGCGCCGCGCCGCCGGTAGGCCGTGTGCTCCACGAAGTCGTTGCCGCCCTCCATGTCGGAGCTTTCCAGCGGGAAGCGGATGCCGCGGTACTCGGCCTCGGGGAGCTGGTCGAAGTCTGCCATGCGTCATCTCCTCGGCGCCGCAGTCGTCGCCGCGTGCGTGGCGTCGACGGGCGAGATCGTCGCGGTGATAGGCGCCTGCCGCAGCGCCTCCGCGAACGCGTTGCCGATCTCCTGCGCGCTCGGCGGTCTGTTGAGCGCCTGCGCCGCCGCCGCTCTGCCTGCGCCGCCGCCGCCCGCGCCCCGGTGCGCCGCGATCAGAGCACGGTCGTCGTACGCCGCCTGGCCGACGTTGCTCGGCGTGAGCATCGTGGCGAGGAACGCGGCCACCGGGTTCGCTCGACCGGCGAGGAACCGAGCGCCGCTGCCAACGGTCGCGGCGACGCCACCGGCGCCCGCCGCCTCGCCGCCTGCGGTCACTGCCGCAGCCTCACCGCCGACGCCAGTGAGAGCCTGCACGGCGCGCGCGACAAAGCCGGTCCCACCCGCCGCCGACGCGCCGAGACGGTTGATCATCGCGCTGCCGAGGACGCCCGAAACCAGCCCGCCGCCGGTCTGCAGCGCCGTGCTGAGGATGGGGCTGGATTTCGAGAAGTCGTCGAGGGCGTTGCTGAATCGAACCACCGCGTTGGTGCCGTCGTTGAGCGCGTTCAGTCGCTTCTCCTCGGCGCTCTGCATTGCCGTGCGCTGCTCCGTCTCGACCAGAGCGCGCCCCCGCTCAATGTCCGCGGCGCCGAAGCGGGTGCCCTCGGCCTGCATTCGCTGAACGTTCTCAGCGATCGTGCGACCGCCCGACCCTTGGGATGCGAGCGCCGAGATGAGCGTTCGGATCGGCGAGCCGACAACCATGGCATTCCGAGAACCGCCAGAGCGCAGCAGGTTGATCACCGCGTTCGTGTCGCCACCCATGCCCCGCATCAGATCGCTCACGAAGCCGACAGCGTTCTGATTGCGCAGCGCGACGCGGCCTTGCGCGTCTTGGGTCGTCAGCCGGTCAGCAAGGTCCGCTCGCCCCTCATTGACGAGCCGCTGTCTCACGCGTCCCGCCATCGTGGGACTCGTCACCTCGCTGCGCAGAGCGGCGAGCGCGTTGAGGGCGTTCCTCGGCGTGAGTCCTCCAGCCGATGTGATCTCGCCGACGGCCATGGTTTCAAGCACCGCCGACCGAACCGAAGCGGCTCGCTGTTCGGCGGTCTGATTGCCAGACGTAGAGCGAGCGATGTTGGCCATCATCGGCCCCAGGGCCGTTGACATGACGGTCGAAAGCTCGATCGAACCTGCCTGCGCCATCCCGGTCATGTTGCGCAGCACGTCCATCTGCATGGCGCCTGTGATGCCTTGCTTTGAAAGCATCCCGCCCGCGCGCATCACCTCAGAGGGGTCTTGATAGGTGTTACGAGCGAATTCCATCAATCGAATCTGATCGTTGAACCTTGCCGCTCTCTCCTGTGGCGTCGCACCAGCGAGCACGTTCGATTGGGTCTGTGCCTCCATGAGGCCGCTTGCGACTTGATCCATGGAGAGCCCGCGGAGGTTGCCCGTCGCGAGGGCGGTCTCTAGCTGGCGCCGCATCGATACAGCCTCATCGCCGCCGATGCCCGCTTGGTAGAACGCGGCGTTTAGCGTGTGCTCGCTCTCGGCCCGCTGGCGGCGCGCATCTTGGATCTGCGAGTGCGCCTCGCGAACGACCGGCATTGCAGCGTCGCGACCCACGTTCATCCCGCGCCGGATGCCGTGGCCGATGGTGCGTGCGTCTCGCTCGCGCCGCGCCGCTTCGCGCGATGCGACGGCCGTCTGCTGCCTCTCCTCGCGCTCGACGGCGCGCGTCACCCGCTCGAGCGCGGTGGTCCGCACGCGGGCCTCCTGCTCTGCGGTGAGCCCCCGTCGCTGCGCCTCGGCGCGGGCGATCTCCGACGCCTGGCGCTCGGCGCGGGCGCGCCCCTCGGCGGTGAGCTGCGCCGCTCGGCGCTTCTGCTCCTCGGCGCGCACGAAGGCCCGCACGCTGGCCTGTGCCGCGCGCTCCTGATCTCGCGTGATCTGCTGCGAGTCGCGGTACACCGACTGCTGCGCCCGCCGCGATCCAGCCGGGATGCCCGCGAAGAGGTTGCCCATCGACGCGCGCACGACGCGCTCCGTCTCCTGCGCCTGCGTGCGGATCTGGCCGAAGGCCGCGACGATGCCCGCGGTCGTGGCGTCGATCTCGAGCACCGCGCGAGGCATCAGTCGATCTCCTCAACGGTCATCGTCGGGGTCGAGGCTGCGGGCGAGGGCTCGGGCGAGGCGCTCGGCTGCGATGTACCCGAGGAGTTCGCCATCATCCATGTCGCACGCTGGGCGACCAGTGTAGTGATAATGGCTCGCAGCGTGCCGAAATCGTAGCGCGGCAAGCTGGTCATGGAGGCTTGCCCTTTTCCCAGGGCGTCGGCCACCTCCCGGACCTCGTCGAGCGTCTTCAGCGACCGGAACGGCGACCGCTCCTGCGACCACGAGAGGTACTCGTCCCAGCAGGCACGGATCTCGTCGACCTCGAAGTGCGCGCGCACCTCGCTCGCGTCAGCCGCGAAGAGCGCGTCGGGCTTCTCGGGGTCGACCAGCGCACGCGCGAGCGTCTGCACCATCACCTCGAGGTTCAGCACCGCGTCGCCCGCGTCGCCGACGAGGTCTTCGCGGTGCCACCCGCCGGTCGAGACGAGCCACTTGATCGCCTCGGCGTGCGCGCGCGCCGCGTCGTCGGCGGTGAGGGCGCGCACCGCGAGGCGGATCGTGGTGCGGCCCTCCGCGCGGACGATGTCGAGGTCGAAGGCCTTGTGCGGGCGGGCGCGCCCCGCGAGGAGCTTGGCGAGGGGGGAGCCTACGCGGAAGCGGTCGAGGTCGCTCACGACCCGCACGCTACCACGAGGTCACGAGGTCGAGGTGATCTTCCCGTGGAACTCCCACGAGACGGAGTTCGCGTCGGCCACCTTGGTGCCAGCGCGGACGGTGCGAATGTCGCCGGTGCAGGTGTACGTCTTCCCCGCGAGCTTGAAGCCGAGCGTGATGACCGCCTGGGCGAGCGCGATGCCCACCCAGTCGAACTCCATGCCGCTCTGAGGGATCGCGTTGTCGACGCGGACCATCACCTTCTGCGGGCCCACGCTGAATCCAGCGGTACCGAGAAGCAGGGTTTGAACGTCCTTGTTCTGCGTGTCGACATCGAAATCGATGCTCGACGACTGCAGCACGGGCACCGCGTTGACGGTGACGAAACCGGGACCGGAGTAGATCGTTGCCATGGCTCAGTTCCTCACAGGCTCGCGAGCTGGCGCACGTTGCCAGCGATGATGTGGAGCCCGCTCACAGGCTCGCAGGGGATCTCGCAGTTGAGGCGCCCGCTCACCACCGGGTCGGCCTGCACCGCGAGGAGCGAGGCGTTGGCCGTCACGTCGCGGATGATCGTGCGCGCTTCGTAGCCCGCGAGGCGGTCGAGGATGTACGACCTCACCAGCGACGGCGTCGTCACGTTCGGCGAGAGCGGCGGGTTGCCGTTCGCGCTGTCGGCGCCGAGCTTGAAGCCCTGATACGTGACCGAGAGCGAGCTCTGCAGGTCGTCGGCGACGTAGTCGCAGACGGTCACGAACTCGGTGTCGATCACGGCGTAGTTCGGCACGCCGAGGTACAGCGACCGCGAGGTGATCGACCGCGAGAGCGAGCACAGACCGGGGCGCGCCGTCGAGGGCACGACGCACGCGAGGCCGTTGTTGAGCGCGCTCTCGACCTCGGTCGCCGTCGGCTGGTCGGCCACGCTGGTCTGCGCGAGGAGCAGCGCGAGCTGCACCCCGTCGAGGTTCGCCGCGGGGTCGCTCGACTCGCCGACGAGCACGCCGCTCAGGGCGCCGTCGCCCGCGAGTCGCGCCGCCGCGAGCACCGCCGCGACCTCGGGGCCGGGAACCTTCGACGCGTGGTGCCAAGCGACCTGCAGGCGCGAGGCGTTGAGCCCGGTGGCGAGCGTGGTCGCGTTCGCCAGCGTGTCGATCGTCCCCGCGATGCCCTGCTGCCGGATCCCCACGGTCACCGCCGCGAGGTTGTCCAGATGGGTCACGAGGCGCCCGATGTTCGTCGCGTCGTTCGCGGCGACCACGATGCGCGAGTACTTCTGCGAGGCCACCGCCGCGAGCGCGTTGGTGTAGTTGTCGGCCGTGTTGCCGCCGGTGAGGTTGAACTCCGCGCCGATGCCCGCGCCGACGCTCGTCCACTGAAACGTCGTCGCGCCAGGCGACGTGGTCGACGAGCCGGTCACGCGCGTCTCGACCACCGAGGACGACGAGACGAGGTAGGCGTCGACGATGAGGCTGTTGCCGCGCGGCCCCGCGTGCTTCGCGGTGATCGTCACCACGCCCGCGGCGTTCTGCGCGGTGTACGGCAGGCCGTTCGCGTCGTTGATCGCGTCGGCGATCGCAGCGGCGATGGTCGTCGCGCTGTTGCCGGTAGCCACGGGCACGTCGAGCACCTGATCGCAGAGGCGCAGGCGCACCGTGAAGGCCGCGGTCGCCGTCGTCGCGACGGTCAGATCCGCCGCAGCCGCGGTGCCCCCGCTCTCGGCCACGGAGCAGAGCCAGAGGCTCGCCGCGGGCGACTGCGCGAACACCGCCGCCGCCATGCGCGCGAGCTCGCTGCCCGCGCCGCAGAGCGACACGGCGTCAGACGCGCTCGCGCAGAAGGTCGGGGTCGCCACGGGCATCGATCCAGCCGCGACGCTGAACGCGGGCGAGGCGCCCGTCAGCGTCGTGCCGATCGCGTTGCCGAGCAGCAGGATCTTCTCGGGCGCCGCGCCCGCCGACGTGCCGGGACCGCCGAGGATTACGTTGAGGTAGACGCTCGGCGTCTTCGTCGAAGACGCGAGGCCGGGGATGGTGATGGTCACTTGCTGGGCTCCTGCTCTGCCACGAGGGCGAGATCACCGCGCGCGATCGCGCGGCGGTAGTGGTGGTGGTCATCGACGAGCTCGCCGTCGGCGAGCGGCGCGCCCGTCTTGTCGCGCCCCGCGAAACGGCCGCGGTGCACGCGGCCGGACTCGTCGAGCAGGGTCATCAGTCGGCCTTCGACGGCCGCGATCAACAGCTTCATGGGTTGGGCTCCGATTCGAATTGCACGAGGGGCTGGACAGCATCGGCGAGGCCGGTGCCGATGAGGTTCACGTCGCCCACGACCGGATTCAGCGGCGGGAGGTTCACGCCGGGGTCGGGGTTCACAGCCTGCGGGAGCTCGCGCAGCGCCTCGATGCGCGCGGCGTACGCGTAGCAGACGCCCTCGTCGACGAGCTCTGGCACCGCCGCAGAGGCCCGCAGCGGGCGGTCCCGCCACGTCGTCCCCGGAGGCGTCACGATGAGCCCGTTGACGGCGCCCAGGGCCACGTCGAGGAGCTGCAGGATGCCCGCGGCGCCGACCGCGCTCTGGTTCATCGCGTCGTCGATGGCGCGCGGATCCTCGAGGGCGACGATCACCGACCACGTCGCAGCGCCGCGGTCGCTCACGTCCGCGAGGACGTTGACGATGCGCTGCGGCTGCTCGCCGTCGAAGCGCACGAGCACCGCCGGGAACTGCCCGCCGCAGACGCGAGAGAGCCCCTCGCGCGTCACCGGGCCCGCGTAGCGCCCCGCGAGCGCGAACGGCGCCGTGGCCGTCGCAGGGACGGCGACCTTCGCGGCGAGCGCGGTCAGGATGGCAGAGTCGATGACGGCGAGGCTCATGGCAGACGCTCGATCGCGCCGACGATGGACGCAGCGACGACCTGCGCGACAGTATCACCCTCCGCGCGCCACGCGGGGCCGAGAAAGGGGTACGGGCGGTTGCGCGACGTGCCGAGCTCGACGTAGCTGCCGTAGAACATCCCGCCGTCGACGCGCACCCGGTAGCCGGCGTCGAAGCTCCCCTCGGTGAACTGGTACTCCGTGTTCGTCTGCAGGCGGAACGTGCGGTTCGTGTACGGGTGATTCGCCTTCGCGTAGGCCGCGACGAGGCGCCCGCCGCTCGCCAGAGCACCGGGCAGCACGCGCACGACGGCGCCGCGCATCTCGTCGACGGCGTCCACCAGCGCCCCCATCAGAAGCCGCCCGTGTCCTTGTAGTCAGCGATGCGGTTCCACACGTTCGTGTCGCGCCCCACGTCGTTCTGCACGTTGAGCGTCTGCGCCCGCGGGAGCGGTGGCGTCTGCGAAGAGCCTGGCGCACGCGCGTCGGCGTCGCGGTTGAGCTGCTTGATGAACTCGCGAGCGCGGCGCCCTTGCTCGGCGAAGCTCCCCTGCTCATCCCACAGCCCGTGGCGCCGCGCGGCGATCTCGCACGCGAGGTCGACCACGCACCCGATCACCGCTGGATCGATCGTGTCGGTGAGCGAGTAGACGCCCTGCGCGAAGGCGACGCGCGTCATCGTGCGGAAGAAGCTGTTCGCTTCGGCGAGGCACAGGTCGCGGAAGGTCGTGTCGACGGCGTTGCCGCCGTTCTTCGCGAAGAGCCGCGTGTAGACCTGCGTCGACAGGCGACCGGTGAGGTCGGCCGCGGTAGCGATCGTCGTCTGCTCGGCCACGGTCAGACCTCGACGAGCTCGAGCTCTCGCCCGAGCGTGAAGCCGTCCGCGAGGAGCGCCTGGGCCACGGCCGACGGCACCTCAGCGCCGGGCGACCACTGCCCGCGGGAGCCCGCGAAGATGTTGACCCGCGCCCGGTAGACGGGCTCAGGAGCGGCCGGGGGAGGCAGGGTGGGCGCGTGGCCCGCGCTGTCCGCGGCGGCGCCCGCAAGGGGCGTTTCCGGGGCAGCGCGGGGCGCCTCCGCGACCGTCGCCGACGGCGCCGAGGGTTCGGGCTGCGGCCGACGGTCACGGCGCGACATCAGGAGACGACCGTGGTGTAGAGGAAGCCGGTGTCACCGCCGCCGATCACGAACTCGCTGTCGGAGTGCGAGGTCTTGATGAACACGCCGCCGCGGACGCCGCGGAGGTTGTCGACGATCTCGCGCGTCTCGATCGTGCCGAAGCGGAAGGTGTACCCGAAGGTCCGCGTCGCGCGGGGCGACGGGGTCTTCTCCACGCGGATGAGCGCGGCCGACTTGCCCCAGAGGTAGTTCGAGCTCACAGCGGCGCCTTCGGCAGCGGAGTTGTACTTCGCGCGGCCGATGACGACGTTGTCCAGCCCGAAGGCCTCGGCGAAGAGCTGCTCGTTCACGCGCAGCGGCACGTCACCGGCGGTGGTCGACGCGCGCGAGAGGATGTACTGCAGCACCTTCGGGTTGTTGCGCAGCTTGATCCACGCCTGGGCGCCGAGCACGAGGGTGTTCGGCCGCACGAAGCAGCTCTCGATCGCGTCCTCGATCTTCTGAATCGGGTCGGAGGTCGCGGTGTCCCACCGGTCGCCGCCCGAGAGCGCCGCGGTGTTCGAGCCGTAGTTGCTCGCGTTGAAGACCACGTCGGCGACGCGCTTCTCACGGGCGAGCATGAGGAAGTTCATCACGATGTCCTGCGCGTAGATCTTCGGCTGCAGGGGCGCGTCCGCGTTGGCGATCTCGTCGTTGGAGACGAAGTCCATCAGCGCGTAGTCGGTGACAGAGTACGTCAGGTTCGACGTGAGCGAGTACGTCACCTCGTTGACCTGCGAGCGGGGACCGGCGACGGCAGAGTCGCTGACCTCCTGCATCGTGTTCACGGGGAACGCGAAGATCTTGTCCGAGCGGTGCTTCACCGACACGACCGGGAGGCACTGGTCGGCGACATACTCGCGGTTGTTGTACTGCGCGACGAGGTTCGTGAGCGCGCGGTCGATGTGCACCACCGACGGCGAGAGGCTCATCGCGTGCGCGACGTCGCTCGGGCCCATCCCGTGAGCGCCGAGGATCTGGTGCTGAATGCTCTGAATCAGGTTGCTCATGGTGCTCAGCCTTGGAGGTTGCCGATGTGGATGTCGATCGCGACGCGCTCGCCGCTGTTGGCGTTCTCCATCGCGTAGCCGATGGTCGCGACGTTGGTGCCCGCGCCAGGCGCGGCGGGCTTCACGCCGCCCGAGGTGTTGGCGACGGTGAGCAGCTGCCCGCGGGTGATGCCCGCGGCGGCGATGCCGGGGTAGATCCCCGCGGTCACCACGTCGGCGGCGGTCTGCGCCGAGGTCACGGAGTAGAACGAGAGCCCGAGCAGCGCGACGCTGGTGGGGTCGGGGTCGGCGCCAGCGGGGAGCGCGGCGCTGTTGTCAGTGGCGCCCTGCACGAGCACCGCGCCCGCGCTCGCGGTGAGCGACGAGACGGCGAAGGGCGTGACGAGCTGGACGTTGCGGCGAGACGTGGTCACTTGAGGCCTCCGATCAGGGCGGTGAGGGGCGCGAGGGCCTCCTCGCGCAGATCGCGAGAGGCCTGCAGGAGCGCGTCCTTGTAGGTCAGCGCGGCGTTCGCAGACATGAGCCGAGTCGCGCGGTCGTGCGCGGCGTCAGCGTGGCGCACCGGCGACGGCGCGCGCTCAGCCGGGATGCCACCCTGCGGGGCGACGCGGGCCGACATCAGGCGGGCGTCGGCGGCGGGCGCCGACTGCGCCGGGTACAGCGCGTCGAACGTCACGCGGTCGGCGCGGCAGAGCTTCACGAGCCGGTCGCGAGCCGTCGCGGGCGCGCGGCCCTCGGCGATCACGCGGTCGCTCATCGCGGCGCTCTCGGCCATCTCGAGCTCCTCGAGCTTCTCGAGCATCTTCTCGATCGCTTCGAGGATCGCCATCTCTTCGACCTGCCCCTCGAGGTTGCAGTACGTCGCGCCCATCGCGCGGAGCTTGGCCATCGCCTTGCTCTCGCCCATGGGCACTGCCATCTTCTTCTCGTCTTCCATCTTCGTTTCCTTCTCGGCCCGAATGGCCGCGGGGATGTGCACGCTCTCGGGCGAGAGCGATGCGGCGCGCGGATCGCGCGCGGTGACCGGCTCCATCCCGTCGAGGAAGGGCCGATTCGTCAGCGCGACGCTGGTGAGCCGCGCACCGATCGGCTCGCCACTCTCAGGGTCGACCGCGCCGAAGACCACCGCGGGGCTGCAGTACGCGTAGCGCCCGCTGCGGATCGCCTCGACCGCAGCCGGGTCGCACCACTCGACCGTCGCCCACAGCTCCTCGCCGCGGACTTCGAGCGCAGTGATCCAGCCGACGGCCGGGGCCCCGTGCTGCAGCACGCCAGGCGCGCTCACCATCTCGGTCGCGTGCTCGTAGTCGACCGGGACGCGGCGGTTCTTCGAGCGATCGAAGTTCCCCACGATGCCCGCGAAGGTCTCGCCGTCCATCGTGAAGCCACCCTGCGGGTGACCCTTGAAGTCGCCCATCCGCGCGATCTGAATCTGCGAGCGCGACACCGGCTCGGCGGTCATCGAGATCGCCACGCTCGGGCACCGCGCCGTGCGCGACTGCTCCCACGCCGCGCGGTGCCGCTCGAGGTGCTTCAGCGCGGCGTCGCGCACGTCCGCGGGCACGTCGACGCCGCCGCCACGGGCGCCGTGCAGAGCGCCGATCGCAGCCGACACGCCCGCGGGGACCGTGACGAGCTCGTCGCCGCGAACGTCGTGGTGCGGGAGGATGTACGAGGTCAGGTTGTCGCGCGGCCCGCGCACGATCGCGAAGCCCTCGGCGTAGTCGTTCCACGCGTCGGCCGACGGCTCGTCGGCGTCGACACCGGCCCACGCACGCAACCGCTGGATCGCTGCGTCGGCGTCCCACGCGCCCTCGGCGAAGGGGTACTCGTGGAACGGCACCACGCTCACCTCAGCGTCGGCCATCGTCGTCGTCGCGTCGCTCATCTTCGCTGCCTCGTCTGCCGCGTCCATCTGACGCACGACCTTCCGCGCCCAGGCGTAGCCCGCGTCGCCGCCCCACCCCTGCCACGCCTGCCAACCCTTGCCCTGCTCGCCCCACGTCGAGCCCTGCTTGTCGACCTCGTGGCGATCGAAGTACGCCTTCATCCGGCGCACCGTCTCGGGCGAGAGGCTCTTGCCGTTCGCGAGGTCGCGCGCGCGAGCGAGGCCGACGCCGGTCATCCCACGCTGCGACGGCGGCTTCGTCGCGCGCACCTCGAGGGCGCGGCGAGCGGCGTCGCGGGCGCCCTGCGGGGGCGTGAAGTCGATGTGCTCGTACCTCGCCGTCACGGGGGCACCATCAGCGCCGCGTCGGGCGCCGGGTCGGGCAAGCCGAGCAGGTTGCGCACGTCCGCTGCCGCGAGCGGGAGCCCCGCGCGCACCATCAGGTCGATGCGCTTCGTGAGCGCGTCGAGATCCTGCGTCGGGTCGACCGCGAAGCTGATCGACGGCACAGGCGCCGTGGGCCCGTAGACCCGCGCGACGATCGGCCCGATGAGGTCGCGTCGCAGCGTCGCCGAGAGCGCCTCAGCGTCGCGCCTGGCGATCGTCAGCGTCGTGCGCTCGTGCACCTCGCCGAGCGCCCGGTTGCCGCCGGTCTCGCCGACCTCGCTGCCGAGCGTCGAGCCGACGATAGCCTTCGACATCTCGCTGTTGCAGATCGCCACGAGGCGCTCGTGGATCGCGTTGACGTTCGGCGCGTCCTTCACCTCGAGCTTCGTCGTGTCGGGGATCACCACCGACACCGTCGAGCTCATCGCTTCGAGCGCGTCCTGCAGCGCGGCCACGTCCTCGGGCGCCGCGCGCACCGGCGCGTCAGGGCCCGTGCCGCTGTTGTACTGCCCGACGCGCAGGCCGCGCCCCGCCCACTCCGCGAGCGCGAGGAAGTCGCGCATGCTGAACCGCTTGAAGAGCGAGTACCAACACACCGCGCGGCCCAGGCCCTCGCGCGTCGGGTAGCCACCGCGAACGCGAGGCCGGTGCACGACGAACTTCCCCTCGGGGAACAGATCCAGCGGCACGCCTGGGAAGCGCGCGAAGGCCCGCTCGGCCTCCGTCTGCGGCACGCCGATGCCCGCGCCAGAGCCCGTCGCGTCCCAAAGGTGGAGCTTCCAATCGGTCGCGTACGCGAGGCGCCGCGGGTGCACGAACTCGAACGCGATCGGGCGGCGCCCGTCGCTCGACCAGATCACCTCGGCCACGCTGCGGCCGTAGTAGATCCCTTGCTGCAGGTGGTGCAGGAGATCGCCGAACGACAGCGCCATGTCGCCGCGCGCCTCAACGTCGCGAAGCGTCTCCGTGACGAAGTCGGCCACGCGCGCGCCGAGTTCGCCCGAGTCCTTCGGAGGCCGGATCTCCCACGCGGCGCCCGCGACGAGCGCCTCGCGTCGGAAGAGCTCCGCGTGGAGGTGAGGGTCGGCCTCGCGCAGCTCGTCGAGCGCGTCGATCCACTGGTAGAGGTACCCGATGTCGGCCTGCCGCTGGATCGCGGTGAGCGCCTGCGGCGTGAGCGCGGAGCCAAGTCGGTACTGAAAGCGGTCGTTGTACGGCGGCGTCGCGAGGAACGGCACACGCGACGCGGTCGCGCGCGCTGCTGCGATCTCAGCCTGTGTCGCGGTGCTCACCATACGGCTCGGCCCGCCGACCGTACCAGCGTCGGCGGCGGCGACGCAAGGGGCGCGGCGCGATCGATCACGAGGTCGGTCAGCGCCCACACCAGCGCGTCGAGCCGGTCGGGCGACCGCGCGGCGCTCGCCGGATCCCACGACACGCACTGGTCTTCGAGCCGCGCCAGCAGCCCGACGTGCGAGACGCGGCCCTGCTCGTACAGCGCCGCCACCGGCTCGGCCCGCAGCGCCTTGCCCCGCGTCGCGCGCACCTGGGCGACGGGGACCGCACGGTCGACGGCGCGCAGCACCGACGCGACGAGGTCGCCGCCCTGATTGACCTCGGCGACGATCCTGTCCGCGCGGTGGCGCCGGTACGCCTCGACGGCGCGCCGCGCCCACTGCTCGGCCGGGTAGACGCCGCTCAGGTCTTCGAGCACGTACGCGCGCCCATCCAGCCCGAGCCCCGCCACGACGATGCCCGTCTCGTCGGAGCCTTCGTGCGCGGTCATCGCTGGATCGATCGCGACGACCACGCGGCGCATCGTCGGCGCCGTGTCGACGCGCGAGGCGTCGAACATCGCGAGGCGCCAGAGCGCCCCCGGCGCGTCGTCGAGGATCTCGCCGTCGAGCTCCTGCCGCCCGAGCCGGGTGTTGCCGTAGCGCGCGGTCAGCGCCTCGACCACGCCGGGCGCGAGGTTGCGGGCGTTGTCCAACGTGCGGCCGCGGGTGACGCGCGTCGTCGGAGACGCGGCGAGCGCACGCACCAGCTCCGTCGGGCGAGGCGTCGTGGTCACCACGACGCGCGGGTCGTCGCCCAGGCGCAGGCCCATCTGCAGCTGGTCCCACGCCTCGGGGTAGCGCCACGCCGCGAGCTCGTCGCACCACGCGGCGTCGTGCTGCGGGCCGCGGAGCTGGTCGGGCTCCTCGGCGCTATACGTCGTCGCAATCGAGCCGTTCGGCCACGTCAGGCGCCGGCGCGACGGCTCCCACGTCGGGCGCTCGTGCGGTGGCGAGATCGCGAGGATGCCCGACTCGCCCTCGACGATCACGTCGCGCACGTCGGCGGCGGTGCGCGCCACGAGCGCCACGCGGCGCGCGCGGCCCGACGCGACTAGAGCACGCACCCACTCGGCGCCCGTGCGGGTCTTCCCCCACCCGCGGCCCGCGAGGATGAGCCACGTTCGCCACGCGCCCGACGGCGGCTGCTGGTCGGGGCGAGCGAGGCGCCGCCAGTCGAACGGCGCGCGCACGCGCAGCTCCTCGAGCACCTCGGCGAGACGCGCCCGGTTAGTGGACGGTGTCGTCGAGGTCGGCGTCTGCGAGTCGACGCGCCTCGGCGCGGAGCTCGGCATCGGTCATCTCTCCCACGTTGCGGACGTTCTCGACGTGCGTGCCCTTCGCGCGGTGCTCGGCGACCTCGGCCTCCCATCGCGCGCGCTTCGCGTCGTGCCGCGCCTTCGGGTCGCCGCGGCGGTGGTCGAGCTGCCACGCGGCGGCGCGCCAGTCCTGCGTCGCCGCCTTCGAGACGGTCGCCGCCAAGCCGACGTTGGCGGCGGCGTACGCCTCGCGCGCCCGCTCGACGAGGTCGCGCACGTCGTCGTTCGTGCACGTCCCCTCGCGCACGCTCTTCGACCAGTCCATCCATGTGCGCCAGGGGATGCCCGCGGCCTCGGCGGCGTCGCGGTAGAGCGCGCCAGCGCGCAGGGCGTTCAGCAGCCGGTCGCGCTTCTCGCGCGTGATGGCGTGAGCGCGTGGCATCACTTCTTCACAGGTACCCAGCCCTTGCCGAAAGAGTCCTTGCCCGCGTGCTCAGGCGACGGGCGAACATCACTGAGACGTTCAACCTCTTCGTCCTCCATCCCGAGGCGCGCTTCGATCTCGGCCTGGGACAGCCCGGAGTCTTGCAGCGTGCGGACGATGTTCGACATCTTGAGGATGCCGTGCTGACCGCGAGCGCGGTTGAATCGCACCGTGGCGATCATCTGGTCGGACTTCGACTTGCCGTTGCGGAGGCGCACGACCGGGACCATACCGCCGGTCATCGCGGCCACCTGAGCGTCACGAGAGGCTAGAGTCCAACGGTGGAAGCCGTCGACGATCTCGCCGTCCTCGCGAACGACGATCGCAGCACACCACCCGTCCTCCATGAGCGACCGCTTGAGCAGGTTGAACTCCGGGGAAAACACCGTGTTGGGGTTGTAGTTGTTGGCGCGCAGCGAAGACGCTGGTACCCACTCGATACGGTCGATGGGGTGCGACTTGTCGTCACTCATAGCGGGTCGTGCCCTCTTCCTCGGTTTGCTTGAACGCCATGGTGCGACGTCCCTTGAAGTCGCCGCGCTCGGCGAGCATTAGCAGGAACGACCACGACAATTCTTCGGCGCCGGTGACGTGCCCTTTGATCGGCGCTCCGCCGGTTCGCCCATCGTGCGCCGTGATCTCCTGTCGAACCCTCGCTGCGACGAGCGGGCGCTGATCTTCGGGCCACTTCATGATCGCCGCGTGCACCGCCTGCTGCCACGTCATGCCGACGGGAGGCTCCTTGCGACGGTCGCCGAAACCGTAGAGCGGGGAGCGGCTGTACCGCCCCGCAGTCGCAGCGCCTGGGACGCGGGCGATCATTTTCTCCCACAGGTGCGGCCAGCACTCGGCGTACCGCCAGAGCCCTTGAAGCGGCTCCTCCCCATAAGGCGGACAGACGCGTTGCCCGTGCCGCGAGACACCAGCGAGGGTCATGACGTCATAGGCACGATTGTAGTCCCACCCGAAGAGACGCGGCGCCGTCCACACGTCCTCCGTCGTCCAGTCGTAGATCGGCTTCGCGATCATAACGTGAGGCGCGTAGGGGTCCTGCGAGAGCCAGTTGTCGTGCTCCTTCATCATGACGATGCGGAGGCGACGGAGGCTCTCCTGCGCACGAATGCCCGTGAGGACGACAGTCGAACACGCGCGGTCGCCGAGGACGTGACCGTTGAGTTGCGGAATCGGGAGGCGCTCGGACGGCGTGCGCGGAAGCGACGTGATCGCCTTCGCCGGGAGAGGGCGGCACCACTTCGCCTCGTCTTCCGGCGCCCACGGGTACCACCACGGCTCTTCGCGCGAGCACGCGTTGCGGTGCTTGACCGGGTAGCAGAACCACCGGAGCGAGATGCCGTCGCGCTCGCTGACGCGCTGAACGTACTCGACGGTCTCGGGGTGGATTGCCTCCTCGTCCCAATGGACGGCTTCGAGCGGGAGGCGACCCATCGAACGCGCGACCTCATAGGCGAGGTCGAGCACGACGGTAGAATCCTTCCCGCCGCTGAACCACACCACAACGCGGTCGAAGCGACGGAAACAGTCAGCGATGCGCTCGCGCGCGAGCTCGGCCACGTCTTCCGTTGTCCTCTGTCGTGTAAAGCCAGCCATCAGGAACTGATCTCCTCTGACGATCCGTCGCGGTAGATGACGGCGCCCGTCTTCGGCCGCACCGCGACGGCTCCGGCGAACTCGCGCGAGCACACTGCCGACCACGTCGGCGTCACCTGCGCGAACAGCGGTTGTCCGAAGGCGTAGAAGGCGAGGGCGGAGCGGTGGAGCACCACGAGCGCGCCTGGCGTCGAGGGGCAAGCGGAGCGGACAGCGTTGACGATGGCGCGGGCGATGCCGTCGAGCGGGATGCGCTTCGCGATGAGGCGCCCCAGGACCTCGCTGTCATTGTCCGTCGAAGGGGCGAGGCCCTCCGCGGCGGCGAGGGCGGCGAAGCGAGGTACGCGGCCGTTGTGACAGACGACGATGTCGCCGCAGTCGAGCGGCTGCGCACTCGCCACGTCGGCGACGTTGACGCCCGTCGTCGCGAGACGCGAATGTCCCGCAACGGCCCACGCGGCGGCGCGGGGCAACTTCGACACGGAGGCGCTAGTGAGCGGCCCCGACGCGCGAGAGACGCGCAACGACTCCCCGTCGAACCACGCGACGCCGTGACTATGCGGTCCCCTCGTGGAGGCGAGTAGCGCAACGTCGCGGAGCGTCTCCGCGAAGTAGGCGCCAGAGACGGCGAAGAGCCCGCACATCAACACGCACCGACTGAGCGAAGGAACTCGCGCGCCGAGGGAATGAGCGTCGCGGCCTCGTGAACCACGTCGGCGTCGATGGCGAACACCTCGCGCCATCCGCCGCGGACGCCGCCGCACCACTGACGCGCGGGCCACGGGCCGGTGCCCTGCCTGAACCCATGGGGCCACGCGTAGCACGGCGCGAACGGGAGGCCGAAGTAGTGCATCGCGGCGAGGAGCTCTTCGTGGCTCCAGTCGGCGAGCGGATGGAAGCGCGTCACGCCCTGCCCGTTGGTGTCGACCGCGGTACGAATGTTGTTGCCGTCGGCGCGGCGACGCCCGGTGACGAGAACGTCGAGGCGGTGCTTGTGAAAGTAGGTGGTCTGCCCGCGATGCTGCACCGCCGCGAACCACTTTGCAGCGGCGGCGGCCGTCGTGGGGAAGAGCCACTCCTCGTGAGCCGCAAGCCAGCGGAGATCCTGCCCCGTGTTGACGATCTCTAGGGAGCCGGGCATGTGGTCCGTCGCCCACCGCAGGAACTCAGGGAACTCCAGGTTGCAGATGACCATGCAGCACTGCGCGAAGCCCGCGCGACGCATGACCTCGCCGAGCAGTACGCTGTCCTTGCCGCCGGACCATCCGTAGGCGACGCGCTTCCCGGCGCACGTCTCGCGGACGGATCGCACAGTCGCGGCCATCCGCGCCTCGACGGCGCTGCGGGAGACGGTCGACTCGATCCCCGCGATGGCGACGTGCCAGTCCGTCTCGCTGGTCTGTTGCTTGCGCCCGATCATCCGCCCGTGTTGAACGGGTTCGCCCCGATGTATGTACGGTTCCTCATCGGGTGCGCGGTGTCGGTCGGCCCCCAGTCGGAATCGGGATGGTAGGCGATCACGTCCATAGTCTCGCGGGTCTTCGTGCGATCGGTGCGGAAGCTGTGCATCTCCTGCGGCTCCAACATGAACACCGCGGAGGGAGAAAGCTCCTCCTCCCACTGTTCCGCGCGACCGAGCTGAACGGGGCCGAACGCGTGACCGATGCCGCGCGCCACGATCCCGAGGCGAATCGTCGGGTGGGTGTGCTGCGTCTGGACGATGCCGGGCGGGAAGTGCAGGTGATTGAAGACGGGGTCGCCGAGACGCGGCGGGTATACGAGCATTGAGTCGGAGCAGCCGTCAATGTACGAGAGGCGACCGCGCTGCTCGATGCGTCCGAAGCATTCCATGCCGCGAAAGCCATAGCGTGTGATTAGCACCACGCGGGAGCCCGGACGCACGTCGGTTACCGTGAATCGGCCAGGGCAGCAGAAGAACGATCCGGTGGCCAGTTCGTGAGAGGCGCCCGCGGCGTGCACGGCAGCGCGTCCATCTAGCAAATAGCCGTAGGTAGTGCGGAGCGGGTCGGCGACCTCATGCCCCTTCGTGACGACCATCAGATCGGAGGGGTACGCGGTTTCCGTCGCGTCGATGCGCGCGCCGTGATCCGGATTGCGGATTAGCTTCATTCTGAGACCGTCTTCATGTGAGCGCGCGCGAGGTGAACGATAGCAGCATCGCGAGACGGGAGGTCGAGAGATCGCTGCACCGACTTCAACGCGGCAATCACTACGTCGTGGTCTTCCAACGTCATAGTCAGCAGCAGCGTTTTGAAGGGAGCCTTGCTCTCGTCGCCCCCGGTGTCTTCGATGGACGGAGCGGCGCCGAACTCGTCGAGGAAGTCACTTTGCGTGCTGCGACTAGCTGGCGCCGCAGCAGCCATTACGGCGTCTCCCGCTCGCTTGACCAGCGCATCCAGCGCCTCGCCGCCGAAGCCCATGTCGGCCATCACGGCGGCGTCGCGGCCGAACTGCGCGGCCATCGCGACGATCGCCTCCGCTGAGTCGGTGCCCTGGAGACCGCGGGCGTTGTCCGCGAGGGTCATGGCGTCGGCCTCGGCGTCGGACACGTCGACGACGCGCACGGGCACGCAGCCGGGCGGACCGCCGAACGAGTGCTCGGCGCCGCCGCGCATCTCGCCGTCGACCTCAAGGCCCTGCAGGATCAGCTTCGCGGCCTCGAGGCGCCCGTGCCCGCCGATGATGCGGCGCCCTCGGGCCTGAGCGACGATGGGCGCGCCCCAGGCGGTGCGGAGGATGGTGCGGGCGAGCTGCGCGACTTCGCTCCCGTGCAGGCGCGGGTTGCGTGGGTTGGGTCGCAGGTCGGCGACGGGGAGCCAGATGGCTGCGTCGCGCGCGTTTGGTGCGGGTTTCGCCACGTCTGCAGTGTCGCGCGCCGCGATGGCGCCGTCAAATACGACGACGCCCGCGGCAAGACCCGCGGGCGACGGCGTGCTGGTCGGCGTGGGAGAGACGGACGACCGCCGCGAACCATGCCGCAGGGCGCGGCGGGGGTCAACTGCTACGCCGCTACATCGACGCTACGTGCTCTGCTACGTGTCGAAACGCTTCAAAACAAGGCTGCTACGCTGCTACACCACTACTCTTATAGAGAGAGAGAGATTATATTTTATTGGGGGCGCGCGCGAGGGCGCCCCCCTATTGGGAGCATGGGGGCGTAGCGGGTAGCGGTGTAGCGGTCAGGGTCGATGGCGCCACGCGCCGTCGTCGGTAAGGCGGTCCCAAAGGCGAGTGTTTCGCCCATCGACGCGCAGGACGCGGGTGACGTAGCCGAGGCGCCGCAGGATCGCGGAGACCCGCGCGGACTCCCGCGGGGTGATCCGGTCGAGGTCGACGCGCAGGGCGCCGGTGAGCACCCGCTGCGTGGTGATGTCGCGCCCCTCGGCGCCCGAGAGTCCATCGAGCCACGTCGCGACGGAGTCCTCCCAGGCGTCGGCCACGCGATGAGCCTCGGTGGCCTCGGCGCGTGCGGCCTCTGCCTCGGCGACGAGCCACCAGCCCTCGCGCGCGTCGAGGGCGGCGAGTGCTTCGGCCCAGAGCTGGTCGCGGTCGCGACGGAGGGCCTCGGTGTCGACGCGCCCGACGCGCACGACCCAGAACCGGCGATCGCCGGTCGAGTCGGTGAGGAACTGCGCTTCGTTGGTGCTGCCGACGATGACGTTGTGGCGGGGCACGGACTCGACGACGCGGCCGTAGGGCTGCCGGTAGCTGTCGACCTGCGAGGAGACGAAGGCCTTCACGCGTCCAGCGTGGGCGCGAGAGGTGACGTGCTCGAGCTCCCCGAGCTCGTAGATCCACGCGCTGTTGATTTGAAGCATCGCGTCCTTCGACTCGATGTCGACGGCAGAGTCGCTGAACCACTCGCCGCCGAGGACGCGGAAGAACGAGCTCTTGCCGACGCCCTGCGGGCCGACGAGCACTAGCGATGTGTCGACCTTGCAGCCTGGCGTGATGGCGCGCGCGACGGCGCTGATGAACCACGCTCGCAGCATCGTTCGGTTGATCGGCGTGTCGTCGGCGCCGAGCACGTCAGTCGCGACGCGGTCGAGGCGCTCGGTGCCGTCCCACGTCAGCGCCCGGAGGTACCGCTGGACGGGGTGATAGCGCCGCTCGCTAGCGACGAGCCCGACGCCGGACACGACGGACTCTGCTGCGGGCGAGAACGCCCACCGGCGCTCGATCTGCTCTCGGATGGCAGCGAACCTCGCATCGGTGACGCGCTCGCCGCCGAGTTCTGGCGCGCGCGTCATCTCGTTGAGTCGGAGCGAGGCGTACTCCTGCGAGTGCCGCAGGATCGTGCACACGTTCGCGAAGGTGTTTCGCACCTGCCCCTTTGGCGTGGTCGAAAGTTGAGAGTGCCATGTCGTGTCCTCCGGCGGCGCCTCTGCCAGAGCGGGCGCCGCGGGCGCCGCGGGCACTGCGAGCTTCGGCGCGTTCGGCTCGTAGCGCATGGCGCTCGACACGATGCCCTTGACCTCTGCGGGGTCGAGCGGCGGCGAGCACAGGCGCTCATTCAGGGACGAAATGGACTTGAAGATCTCCGGCTCATCCCATCCTGTGCCGCGCATCGAACACGCGCGTTTGTAGAGAGTTTCGTTTCGCGAACCTTCGAGGATCGTCTCTCCGCTGCCGCCCGAGAGCACGCGGAGCTTCGGGCGCCGCGCGAGCGCGTCGAGCCAGGCGCGAGGCGCCTCGGCCACGTCGACCGCGTCAGGGCGCGAGGAGAGCTCCCACGCATACGACCCGCCGCTGACGTGCGAGGACGGCGCTGCGACGACGTAGCCGCCCTCTCCGCGCACGTCGACGCCTGGGGCGAGGACGCCGGCGCTGTTGCGCACCTCGACGCCCTGCGGGACCGTCAGGTAGATGTGCCTCCCCTTCGAGCCGGTGAGCGCCTCGACGGTGTCGGGAATCTTGCCGAGGCGCTCGACGAGCTCGTCGAAGCCCTCGTCGCCGCCGTGGCGCGGGTCGATGTCGACGACGACGAGCCCGCCGCCGGTGGCGACGCCGACGTTGGCGTCGGGCCACTGGGACCACCACGCGCGGATCTGCTCTGCGTCGGTCGTGGCGTCAAGGCACCCGCGCGCCGTCCGCGGGTGCTTCCCCGGCTTCGTGCCGGTGCAGTTGGGCGAGGCGCAGGTGCAGCCGCTCGCGTCGACGGAGTGCAGGGGGAACACGCGCCAGCCGAACTGCGTCGCGTAGGCCATCGCGGCGCGCCCGAGGCGCGAGAGCTTGATCGCGGGGGTCACTGTGCGGCCACCGCCGGAAGGGCGCCGCGCAGGAGCAGTCGGATCACGTCGGCGCGCGACAGACCGGCTTCGCGGCTGCGCCGGTCGAGGAGCTCGCGCTCTTGATCGGAGAGATGGACGAGGATGGCCTTGGGTCGAGTACGCATGGCGGGGAGTATATCCACCGCATATGCGTGACGCTACTGATTTTCGCCCATGCGTGCGCGGGCGATGGCGGCGCGGGCCTCGTCGACGGAGCGGACGACGGCGGCGAAGCCTCCGTGCAGGCGCACGACGGCGAGCCACTGGCGCTGCTCCTGCGTCGCGCGGCCCGTGGGCGTTTTGACCTCGAGCGCGATGAAGCGCCCGCGGAGGCAGCCGACGAGGTCCGCGCTGCCGACGGCGAGCCCGTAGCGCACGCGCGCGCCGCGGTGCTCGGCGACGCCGGTGTTGTTTCGCCAGAGCACCAGCCCCGGCTCGTCCGAGAGCGCCAGGCGGATCTCGTCTTGGATGTGTCCTTCGGTCATCGTCAGACTCCCCTCGGCCAGTAGCCGAACTTCTCCTTGAACCGAACACCGACCCACGCGGGCTTGTAGGCCCGCTGTCGCGCGATCTGTCGCAGTCGCGCGA